GACGCTGTGAGCGATGGCCTGCCGCCACTTCTGTTGACTGCCTTGTCAGATGCATTTGCACAAACGCCGCATCCAACGTCGATCAAAGTTGGCCGACTGAGCGTAGCAAGCGTAGCAATTACCCCGGTAAGCGCTGTGGCTAACTCTGTTTACGGCCTTAAGCTTGGGACGACTACCATTAGCGTTACTGCATCGTCAACCCCGACAACATCGACTATTGCTACCCAGCTTGCAACAGCAATCAACACGGCAGCTTTGGGAGTTTCCGCTGTAGCAGCAGGGGCAATTGTGACACTGACATTTACTGGCGCAATCGTCCCAGTTACAACTTTCAACAAAGTTCAATGGGATGTGATTACTCCGTCTGCAACAGCAGGCATTCTCGCCTCTGACTTGACGGCATTGGTAGATCAAGATTCAAGCTGGTACGTGCTGCTGATGACTGAACGCACTAAGCAGCGTGTTCTGGATGCTGCCGAGTGGACTGAGACCCAAGACCGCATGTTCATCACCGCCTCAAGTGAGGCAGCAATCCTTGACCCATCGTCTTCCATTGACATTATGAGCCAATTGCAATCAGCGCAATACTACCGTACCGCTGTTGCCTATCAAGCTAATGCCCTGACAGAATACCCTGATGTTGCGTGGGCATCGCGTGTTCTTACAATCCAGCCCGGAAGCGAAACGTGGGCGCTAAAGCGTTTGTCTAGCGTTACCCCTGACAATCTCACGTCAACTCAGCGCAACACTATCATGGGCGACGGGACTAGCACCGTTGGCAAGGGGGGCAATACTTTTGAGTATTATCAGCCTCAAATTGCGCTGACGAATCCAGGCAAGGTCGCTGCGGGTGAATGGATGGACATTATCCGATTCCGCGATTACCTTAAAAATCTGATTCAAACAAATTTGGTCCAACTGATTATCAATCGAGATAAAGTTCCATATACCGATGGCGGACTGCAATTGCTCGGATCAGAATTGAAGTCCTCACTTCGTACCGGCCAACAAGTAGGCGGCATTGCTCCGGACGAAGTTGATTCTGACAATAACCAAGTTCCAGGGTTTAATACTACGATCCCTTTGGCGGCTGATGTGGATGACGCAACTAAGGCTAGCCGAGTTGCCAACCTTTCTTTTAATGCGCGGATTGCTGGCGCGATTCACGTCACAAACATCACTGGCGCGCTGTCTTACAGCCTCAGTTAAGGAGAATAAAATATGGCAGCAGGTGATTATCAAGGAACGTATGCGGCTGAAAAGGTCGTAATTACAGTAGGCTCGGTTATTGTTACCGGCTTCACAGATGGCGATTTCATTACAGCAAAATATGATGAAGACCGTTATACGCACAAAGCTGGTGCAGATGGCGAAGTTGGTCGCGCCAAAACAGCATCGCGAGCAGGGACAATTGAAATTACATTGTCGGCAACAAGCGATGCAAATGATGAGCTTAGTTTGCTGTTCAATCTAGGCCAGCTTGGGGGTATCGACCCGCCTGTGCCTGTATCTGTTGCTGATCTTTCCGGCACATCTTTAGCCGCAGCCGCAAAAGCATGGATTAAAACAGCGCCTGATATGACGTTCGGAAAAGACATTGGGGAGCGTGTTTGGACACTGCAATGCGCTGGGCTGCTTATTACTTATGGCAGCAATAGTTAATGTCCGCTGGGATATATCATGGCACTTACGCTGCCGAGAAGGTAATTATCACATTTAATAACGTGATAATTACCGGCTTCACAGATGGCGATTTCATTACAGCAAAATATGATGAAGAACGCTATTACAAAGTAAAAGGCACGGATGGGGAAGTGGGGCGTTCGCGCAACCCTTCCCGCGCAGGCGTGGTAGAGGTTGTATTGATGGCTACCAGTCCAGTCAACAAAGAGTTGAGCGACTTGCTGACCGTCTCCGAGGTTTCAAAGGTTGCTCCAATTTCTGTGCAGGACTTGTCCGGCAATTCTTTGGTCTTTGCATCAAAATCATGGATAAAATCAGCTCCTGATTTTGTTCGAGGAAAAGAAGTAGGTGAAACCAAGTGGACATTTGACTGCGCAGATTTGGAAATGTATTACGATGGCACAACAGATAATTCACTGGCAAGTTTAATAGGGATTTAACAAGGGCAAAACATGGAACGACATAAAGTAATTATTGGCGACAAAGAATATGCGATGAGCAAATTGGCTCCATTCACGGCAAACACTTTTATTCTAAAATTGGGGAAAATCATTGTCCCGGTATTGGGCGCAGTAAAAGACAAAGACGTGATGCAGATGGATATTAAGGAGGCGGTTTCTGTCCTTTCTGATACGCTTGACCAATCTACCATCACAAACTTAATTTTTCCGATGTTCAAAGCATCGCAAGTGGCTTCAATTACTGAAAATACCAAAATCGAAGACGAAAAATCTTTCAACAATGTATTCACCACCGACAATCTGGCCGATTTCTATGCGCTGATTTGGGAGGTGTTGCAGTACAACTTCGCAAATTTTATAAATGGTCTGGGAAACCGCTTTGGATTTCAGCTTGGCGACCTCAAGGAAGCTACCCAGACCCTTCAAAAGCTGGAAAACTAAGCAAGGAGCTAGAAGAGGAAGAATGGATTTGGAGGCCGATTATGGCGAACAAATGCAGCTTTGAATCAGTCAAGAGCGGCGAAACTTCAATCGAAGACATCATTAAGCTGAATGCATTGATGCAAAGAGAAAATGATATTCGCGGCTACATGGAAAGTGAAATGCATAAAAAAGCCGGTAAATAACCCGGCTTTTTTTATAAGGAAAATATGGCTACTGTCCGCGAATTAATTACTAGGCTTGGCTTTCAAGTTCAAGAAAGTCAACTGCGCCGCTATGAGCAAAGCACGGACAATATTCGTCGCTCTGCTGAAAGTGCCGCGACAGCATTTCAACAAATGTTCTTGGCGTTTGCTGGGCTTGGTGCGCTCAATAGTATTGTAAAAATTGCCGACCAAATGCAATCCCTCCAATTCCGTATTGGAGAATTGCCGCAAACCGTATCGACCGCCGCTCAAGCATTCGACACTGTAGCTGCACATGCCATTGATGCCCGCCAAAGCGTGGCTCAGTACGCTCAATTGTATGTTCGGGTAGGCAGCTCAACAAAAAACTTTCTATCGACGCAGGAAGAGGTGTTGCAAGTCACTGATGCTATCTCAAAAGCATTAGTAGTTGGCGGAGCATCGGCTCTGGAACAAAAATCTGCGATTGAGCAATTGTCTCAGGGATTCCAGGCTGGAAAATTCCAAGGTAACGATTTTAAGATCGCAATGGCGGCACTCTCGACGGACATTCGTGAGAAGCTGGCGACCGCAATGGGGTACACGCTTGAGAACTTAAAAGAGATGAGTTCTAAGGGAAAAATCACGGCTGAAATGTTGGCGCGCGCCTTCATCAAGATTAGCCCTGATGTTGCTTACTCATTTCGAAAAGTTCCTATGACGATGGGACAGGCATTTACCATCATTCAAGGTAAGTTTGCCGTCTTCATCAACCGTCTAAATCGAGAGTCCGGCGCAATTACTTCCATTGCTACATTCTTTGTCAATTCATTTAGCGCAGTAGAAAAGGCGATTAATAGTTTGGTGGATGCCGTTAATGGCGGCGGTCAAGCACTCAAGATTTTTGGTTTGCTGTTGACTGCCGCATTGGCTCCAACTGCAATTAAATTGTTTGTTGGTGCAATCTCGACTATATTTTCTCCAATGACGCTTGTTATTTTGGCGATGTTCACCGCAGCACTAGCGTTGGAAGACCTCTATACCTGGTTCCATGGTGGGGACTCTATTATTGGACGTTGGATTGGGAGTTTGAAAAATGCAGAAGGACAAACAGACAGATTTAAGGCCGCTATTGCGGGTCTTGCTGTTGCTTTGGGTGTTATCACTTTTATTGCCCCTATTGCCACTTTGAACGTTCTGATTGGGCTGTTCAATGGATTAGCCGCTGCAATCTTTATCAACATTGTCCGTCTTGAAATGGAAATCGCGCTGTATGTGCGCTTGGCGGCAATTTGGGTTGCAGAGACTATCCCGCTGATTTGGTCGCAAGCAACCGCATGGGCAGCGGCATCATTGGCAGCGATGGGCGTGACACTTCCGTTGTGGGCAATCATTGGAATAATTGCCCTTATCTCCTTGGCTGTTTATGTTCTGTATAAAGTTTTCACTGGTCAATTTGGTGACATAAAAAAATTCATTCTGGACGTATGGGATGGAATTATTAGTAGCTTTATGGCTATGGTAGACGGGATGATGAGCTATTGGCAAAAATTTAAGGATTTCTGGGGGCTTGGCGCATCTGCATCGCTTATTATGAACGCCGCAGAGAATGGCATAAATAGCCCCACATTTGCCGGTTCAATGCAGTATCCCATGTCGCAAGGCGCAAATAATTCAACCATCGTTAATATCAATCAGACGCTGCCGCCTGGATCGACGCAAGAAATGGCAACGGCTGCAAGGGATGCAACCGCACAAGCCGCAGATAGTTTTGCGTCAGACTCTCTCACGCGCCGCATGGCGCAGTATGGAGCATACTAATGGCTGTTGGAGTCTTATTAGACGTTGGAAAATCATTTACATCATTTGAAAATTCAACAATTTCAATTGATCTTGATGTGACTCAAGATGAGGCTCACGAGTGGAAGAATGATGTAACGCTCTACCCTGTCGAGGAAGGGTCGCAGATTTCCGATAACATTCGGAGAATGCCTGACAAGCTGACGATTACTGGGTGGATTACTGATTCTCCAATTAATGATGAAAGTACATCGTCGGACAATACCAGTTCTCGCGTATCCACAACATTTGGCCTCCTGCATGACTTAATGGAGGCAAGGGAACTTATGACTGTATATACTCGCCACAAGGTATATACAAACATGGCGCTACAGTCGTGCAACATTCCTCGTAATGGAGATATCGGAGAAGCATTAAATTTCACATTGGAATTTGTGAATGTGAGAATTGTTTCAACGCAGACAGTTGATGTCCCGGCAGGGATTAGCAAAAAATTAGACAAAAAGTCTGATGACAGCACGAAGAAAAAAACTCAACCAAAGCAGGAAAAAGGTTCTGAACAAACTAAAGATTTGAATAAAAGCGGCGCAGCATCGATTACCGATGCATTGGTAAAAGCACCAAGTTCAGTAAAGGATTTTTTGTCTAACTATGGAGTTTCACCTTGATCATTCAGCAAATACCATTAGTAGCGGATTCTGCTGATCAGCAAATGGATATTACGCTTGAGAATCAAGCCTTCACCATTCGCTTGCTTTGGAATACGCGTTTTGAATACTGGTCATTAACGCTGAGAGAGCGCGATGGTGCAGACTTGTTGACAAATATCAAGATGGTGAATAATTACCCACTGATTGGGCGGTTTCGAAAATGGACATTGAAGGGTGATTTTTACTTTATTAGCCGTTCAGGATCAACAGCAAGGCCGACATTCGATGATATCGGAACAGAAGAATATCAACTGTTTTACTATAATCCTGAAACAGCACCTGATTATCCCACCCCACTTTTGCCATTGACATAAATGTTATTTGATCGCACAGCAGAAATAATCGTCGGTCAATCTGGAAAAGAAGGAATCCAGATTAAAGACCTGCGCATGTCATTTAAAATTGAGAAAACTGCCACTGAAACGCTAAATACTTCAACGGTAAGAATATGGAACTTGAATGCTAGTAGTCGCGCCTTGGTGGAAACTCCAAATAACGCAGTTATCGTAAAAGCAGGATATACGCAAGACATTGGAGCGCTGACTATTTTTGTTGGCATTGTTAGACGCTCATTAAGTGTTCAAGATGGGCCAAACTGGATCACAGAGCTAGAGCTAGATGATGGATTGATAGCCTATCGAGACTCAAAGTGTTCGTTGTCGTTTAATCCTGGCATTAGTGGTTCCGATGTCATTGTTGCCATTGCTAATCAATTTGGATTGCCAGTTCGCCCTTTCCCGGAAGATGTTGCATCCAAGCAGTACGCAGATGGGTTTTCATTTGTTGGGCGTACTCGCGATGCTATGAGAAAGTGCTGCAACTACCTAAATTTGGAATGGAGCATACAAAATCAAGAAATTTCTATTCTAAAAAAAGGTGGCGTGGCTAAAAGAACGGCAATTGTCCTGTCCGCTGATACTGGAATGATCGGAGTGCCAAAACTTGAAGCTAAAACGATGGGTGAAAAGGCAGCGGCAAAAAAAGGGATCACGACCAATACAGCGGGCGTCATTAAACGACCTGGAAAAACTTCAAGCAAAGATGGAGAAGTCCACGAAAGACTTGAAATTCAAGGATACAAAGTAAATTCTCTTTTGCAACCAACTATTCAACCTGGAAGTGTTGTGCAATTGAAAAGTTCGGGAATTGATGGCGAGTATTTTCGTGTTGAAAAAGTTGTGCACAGTGGAGACACGCATGGGAAAGATTGGGAAACTGAAATGACATTGAGGTTTATCTGATGGCCGAGTTCACCGAAGATTTCCTAGCCTCCATCGGAAATATGATGGACAGCAAAATGCTAGACGTAAATACGTCTATCGATGGCATCATCGTCTCATATGCCGATGGTTTGGCAACTGTACAACCTATCGGCCAAAAACGTTTCTCCGATGGTGACGTTTTGGACTTCCCCCCAATCCGCCGCGTCCCCGTTCGCTGGCCTTCATTCAAGGGCGGTCAAGCTGGATTCAAAGGGCCGGTTACACCCGGTGACAAATGTCAACTCATTTTCTCCCAGCAAGCGAGCGATGGCAGCGACGATATGCGCAGGTTTGACTTGACTGATGCCTACGCAATTATTGCCTCGAATGAGACTGTGGCGGGTGGCGGAAATAATGATGATTGTATTATGTGGTTTGGAACGGCTAGTATTCGAATCACATCAGGCGGACAAGTAATCATCAAAGCCCCTGCTGGCGTCGTTTATGATGCCCCTACAAACGACTACAATGGCTCTCAGACAACGCAAGGTGCAATCAATGGGCAAGGAGGCTTTAACATCAGCGGAGGCACATCTGGCACAGCTAACGTGACTGGAAATGTCAATATCACTGGTACGCTTACCAACAATAACAAGAATGTTGGGTCTACGCATACGCATGGCGGGGGCACTATCGGGTCAGGAACTACGGGAACGCCAACATAAAGAAAAAGCCCCAAGCGGGGCTTTTTTTATTGGCAATCTTCAAGGCTGTCCCAGCCACAATTCTTAGTAAATAAAGAATTAATTGACTTTTTTACTTCTGGTTTAACGAAAGGTTTGCGATATTCCCACCATTCACTTCCGTCATATTCCACGCGATACATGCGTGAACCATCTGAAAAAACAATCGCCAAATCATTGGCCACTTCTTGTGCGCCATAAGAATTGTCATATTCTTTGTCTGCCATTTCTTCAAATTCCTTGAAATTGCATTCGTGGCCTGACTTCTCAGAGCCAATAAACACAATATCTTCAGTCGAATGACCAGACTCTTTGATGCAGCGCAATGTTTCTTGTAAAAAATTCATTTTAATTCCTCAATAATTTTCCTGAAACTTCATATTCCCATCCGGCGCACTTTTCATCCAATTGAATATATCTATCAAGATTTAAACTATAATAGTCAAATGCCAAACGACATCGCATTAGACCCGCTCACCGGGGACTTAGAAGTTAAAAACCTGAATCTTTACGTGATTCAAGGCGCTGACCGCGTGCGCCAGCAATTGACTGTAAAGCTGCGGCTATGGACTAGCGAATGGTTCCTGGATACAGAATTTGGCACGCCATACCTTGATGAGATTTTAGGTAAGCAAATTTCTTTATCGGGAGCTATTGCGGCGTTGAAGCGCTCAATCATGGAAGTTGATGATATTAACCAGATAACGTCGTTTAATACCGACTTCGACAGAAAGCTACGAAAGCTAACGGTTACGTTTGAGTGTTCAACGCCATTCGGACTAATAAGGGTAACAGCATGACATTAACAGCAACAGGGTTTGATCGTCCAAGGCTAGCGGACACAAAGACGGAAATTGATCAGTCAATGACTGATGTTTTAGGCCCAGTCAATACAAACGCAGACGCAGTTGTTGGACAAATCGATGGGATATGGGCAGAAGGTGTTGATAACCTCTATGAAAATCTGCAAGATGTTTATGACTCACAATACCCGTTTAGCGCGGAGGGAACTAGCCTTGATGGGGCAGTGGCGTATATTGGGCTATCACGCTTAGATGCAACTGCCACAACAGTTACTGCTGCGGCTTATGGCACAGAGGGTACGCTAATCCCTGCCGGGGCGCTAGCTAGTGCTGATATTCAATATTCCAGCACTAGCGACGTAATCATTAGTCGGGCTAATGCTCTGGATGTCTCGATTCAAGTTAATTCAATTGTCGATTCGACTGTCTATAACATTTTGGCAGGTGGTCAATCCATCGTCTTCACCAGTGGCATTAGTGCAACTGCATCTGAGATTTTAGCGGGACTGGCAGCACTATTTAATACAGCTATCTTTGTAGCAACATCAGACGGCACGACCCTGCGCGTTTATTCTCTTGACGGTGTAACGCCATTCTCGATTACCGTTGACACAAAACTGACAATCACAAAGCGAGGCTCGCCTGTTGTTTTTGTGGCGGCATCAACTGGAGCAAATGCAGTCCCCGCAGGCGCATTAGCAAATATCGACACGCCCATTTTCGGATGGGACTCCGTCCTTAATTTGGTAGCCGGGGATATTGGCCGCAATGTAGAAACAGATACTGAATTGCGCTTGCGTCATGCATCCAGTGTGCGTGCTACGGGATCGGCCACGGTGGAGGCCATTAAAGCGCGTATGTTGGCAGAGGTGGCAAGCGTTACTTCTGTGCAAATTTACGAAAACAGGACAAACATAACAAGTTCTGATGGCTTACCAAGTCACTCGTTTGAAACGGTAGTCAAAGGTGGTAACAACCAAAGCATCGCTGACCAATTGTGGCTAACAAAACCAGCTGGCATTGAGACTTATGGAAATGTTTCTGTAAATGTCACGGATAGCGCTGGGGATGTTCAGTTGGTAAGATTCAGTCGCTCTGTCACAAAGTATGCTTGGATTCGCGTAACCGTAACGGCGCTAAATGCCGAAGAGCCGCTACCAACAACAGCGGTATCTGCTATCCAATCTGCCGTTGTTACCTATGGGCAGGATAATATTGGCGTTGGAGACGATATAGTTTTGCAAAGATTTTTTGGCCCAATTTACACTGACGTAACCGGCATTGGATCAATGACAATCGAGGGAGCGATAACAGCATCTCCATCTGATACCCCGGCATATGGAACATCAAATATCGTTATTGGCAGATCTGAGACTGCGGAGTTTGATGCAAGTCGAGTTATTGTTATGGGCATCTAATGCTTGACTATATCGCCATCGGCCAAGGCCGACTAACAAATCAATTTTCGGAGAAGCCACTAATACGTGGTGTCGTCGGGGCCATGCTAAAGCCTTTGGGCGAAGTCGAAGATTTGGCCGATCAGGTCAAGTCTGATCGATGGATAGATACTGCCGTTGGCGTGCAATTGGATGGAGCTGGGTATATCGTTGGAGAGTCTCGCTTGGGGAGGGGGGACGATGAGTACCGCAATGCTATTCTGTTCAAGATTTTTGTTAATACTTCTACGGCTACGCCAGAAGACTTAATCAAGGGGTTAAAGTTTTTAACCCAGCCTGACGACATTCAGTATATTGAACAGTACCCAGCGACGGCAATTCTTTATACAAACGGCTATCCAATTCCGCAAAATATCCAGTCTGTTATTCAAGACTTATCCCCAGCTGCAATAAGTGATGTTCCAGTGATGGTTTCTTTCGCGTGGAAAGAGCCTTTTAGGTTTGGGAAGGAATCCGCAGCTGGCGAGCTATTTGTTAATGATGATGCAAGCTACCTTGAGGGAAACAGCTCAGACATTCAAGTACAAGTTGGCGCGGCAACAACGGGGTCGCGATTTGGCGGGATTGCGGCAAGTGATTTATTTGTTGGGGATTTTTATTTAGATGTCGGTGATTCAACTTTGGCATTAAATGCGTCTAATTTAGATTCTGTGATTGAGTCAGGCTATCATTTAGTAGGAGTTTATCAATAGTGTACAATATCAATAGATTATTAATGGACAGTTACCAATGACAACCTTTGCCGAAACCCCTGTGAATTACCCAGATGGACAAATTAATGTTCAACCTCCTACAGACTCTGTTTTATCAAATGGTTTCATTCCAGAACAAGCGCAGACACGAGGAATGCCTCTTCCGGCACAATGGCTTAACTGGCTATTTCAAAAAGCATTTCGCGCCATCAATCGAGACAAGGTAAGTGATGCAACAGGCACATTGCTTTTTCCATATGCAAATGCGGCAATTCGCCTAGATGCGATTGATATGAATGACCCAACAAAATACCTGACTGCCATCGGCTTTAAAGACGCAACAGGTGTACATGCTTTAAAAGTCACTTCAAATTCAGGACTCACGCTTGGCACTGCAACTCTGGCAGGCGACCAACCCATTTTAGGCGGTACGAATGTTCGTACCGTTGGATATAACCGAACTGTAGGAGATGTCTAAATGGCATTGACCCCAACCGAAGAAGCGCAGACCCGGCAACTTATTGCCCAAGAAGCGCCTTTGCTTTCTTTGGCTTCCAATGAGCCAACGATTACATCAAAACTTGGCGCAACCAAAGTAAATCTTTCGTCATTGCCTGCGGCAAGCTCTGCATCTGATTCTGATTTATTTTTAGTTCGTCAAGGGACAACTGATAAATCAATAGCTGGAAGTTTGATAAAAGGATACACGAGTCCAGCAGCAAGTGAAACATCAGCGGGAATTGTTCGCCTTGCAACTGATGCAGAAACAGCATCAGGAACAGCCAGGAATATTGCCGTTGATCCAGCCGGTGTTGCGTATGTTAATTCTGCGGTGCAAGGGTTATTTAAAAATTTGGTGATATCAACAACTGGAACAACATCAATTGTTGCTGTTTCATGTGACGAATTAATTGTTGAAAGTTTATCAAATATTTATAAAACATTGAGGTCTGTATCCGTCACTCCGTCACTTTCTTCTGCTGGTGCAAATGGATTGGATGCAGGGACTAGCGCTTCAAATACATGGTACTCTGTTTGGGTAATTTGGAATGGGACGACAATTTCAGGCCTGCTCTCCTTATCTGCAACCAGCCCTACTATGCCTAGCGGATACACACATAAATCAAGAGTTGGATGGGTTCGATCAGATTCAACTGCAAATAAATTCCCTTTGTCTTTTAAGCAAATAGGTAGAAATGCACAATATGTTGTTTCTTCATCATCTAATTTAACGGGGCTACCATTTGCTGCG